CGTGCGCGCGCTGCTCCGCGGCGACTTCGCGACCCGCATGGCCGGCTACGCCTCGGCTCTACAGAACGGCCACATGTCGATCGATGAGGTGCGCGACGAAGAGGACCGCAACCCGCTGCCGGATGGCGCCGGATCGCACAATCACATTCAACTCAACATGCAGACGCTGCCCGGCGAGAGCGATCAGCTTCCGACCCCGCCGGCCGGAGAGGATCCGGAAGGCGCGCCCGAAGACCAGACCTCCGCGAAGGCGATGCCTTCGTGGCTTCACCGAATCTCGTAACAGTTCAACAGGAGAATTTCCATGCGATTCAACGATTCGAAGGCCGCAGCGAAGACAAAGAAGGTCGACGGCGAATTCCTAACCGCGGGTTGCTTTCTCATCGTCGGAGATCCAGAGGATATATCCACATGGAAGCTCCCGTGGGATTTCTCGACCGACGCGAAAACAGAGTCCCATTTGAGGAATGCGCTGGCGCGATTTAGCGAGTTGGGTGAGACGCGCGGCGTCTCCGAAGCCGACAAGAAAAAGGCCTGGGGCAAGCTCGTTGCAATGTGTAATGAGCACGACATCGAAGTGTCGGACGACGACAAGTCGGCATTCCTGGAAACTAAAGGCAGACTGCGCCTGGAGGTCAAGGAGATCAGCGACGCCGGGACGTTCCGCGGCGTGCTCTCGCCCTACGGCAACGTCGACGACGGCGGGGATGTGGTCGACCCTGGCGCCTTCGCGCGCACGCTGAAGGAAGACGGTCCGACGCGGCCGATGCTCTGGCAACACAAGAACGATGAGCCGGTCGGGATGCTCACGCTGACAGATAGCCCGGCCGGCCTGCTGTGCGAGGGCAAGTTCCTGTTCGACGATGCACTGCCGGCGGCCCGCAAGGCTTATCTGCTGCTCAAGAACCAGATCGTCAAGGGCCTGTCGATCGGCTTCCAGTCCGTTGCCGACGAGGTTATCGACGGCGTGCGACACCTGAAGGAGATCAAGCTCTTTGAGGGGTCCATCGTGACGTTCCCAATGAACGAGATGGCGCTCGTGACCGCCGTCAAGGAACGCGAGAGCAAGGAAGGCCGCACGATCAGTGCCGACACGCGCGGCAAGTTGCAAAAGTGCCACAAGTGCATGAAGGAAGCACACGAAATTCTGTCCTCCCTCCTGGACGACGAAAGCGGCGACGGCGCGAGCGCAGGCTCCAAGGCCGCCCCTGCCCCAGTCACAGCAGCCGGAGGCGAATCGAAGCCCGGATCAGTTGATTCTCATCCGGCAGAGCTGGGCCTGATCGACGAAATCAGGTCCATGATCCCCGCCTGACCGGGATTAACGGTTCGAACCATTTTCATTAAAGGAGTTCCATCATGGAAATCTTAGAAACGAAGCTGCAGGAGCTTCAAAAAGAACTGAAAACGCACTTCGACAAGGCGGCCGAGGAGTCTAAACTCAACGGTGCCGCGACGAAGGACACGCAAGACAAGATCGTCGCCCTGCAAAAGCAGCTCGACGCCATCGACGCAAAAATGGTCGAGCGCCACGCTGGCGGCGAACCGCCCAAGACCCTCATCCAGAAGATGCAGGAGCACGAAGGGCTCAAGCGCCTGCTGCATGACAAGTCCGGCTCCGCCGTCATCGAAATCACGCCGCAGGATCTGTCCCGCAAGGGAACGGATACCGTCGACACCAGTTACAACATCGGTTTGACTGGAGGCGCTGTCGGATATGCGACGACCGGCATCCTGGGCATCGACCGCGTGCCCGGAATCACGCCGGAAGCTCGCCAGACGCTGAGAGTCCGGGACGTACTCTCCGCGCGCCCCACCAACATGGCCGTCATCGACTTCGTTAAAGTCCTGACGCCCATGTCGCCCGCCCAGCCTCAAGTAGAGGCCTCTGACAAGTACCAGAACAACGTGACCTTCCAGTCGGTCAGCGAGAAGGTTCGCACCATCGCCACCTGGATCCCGGCCACCAAGCAGGTGCTCGACGACATGACCGAACTCGCCGGATACATCATGGCGGCGCTACCGTATTACGTCAACCTCGAGGAGGAAACCCAACTCCTGAGTGGCGACGGCACGGGCGAGAACCTCCACGGTCTGATCACCCAGGCCGATTCCTTCCTGACGTCGCTGCTTGTGGGCGCCGCGGGCTGGAACCGCATTGACATCATCGGTCGCGTGATCGAGCAGATCACGGCCAACAAGGAACTGGAGCCCACGTTCGTAGTGGTCCATCCCACCGACTGGTGGAGCATGCGACTGCAGAAGGACGGTTTCGGGCGCTACATCCTGGGCGACCCCCAGGCGATGGTTCGCCCCACGCTGTTTGGGCTTGACGTCGTGGTAACAACGTCGATCTCCAGCGGCACATTCCTCGTCGGATCGGGCAACCCCATCGCTGCCGAAATCCGAGACAGAATGCCCATGGTCGTAGAAATCTCGACCAGCCACGCAGATTTTTTTACTAAAAATTTGCTGGCCATCAGGGCTGAGAAGAGACTTGCTCTTCTCGTGAAGCGCGTTCACTCGTTCGTGTCGGGCTCGTTCACGCAGAGCCCGTACTAACCACACACCGTCCGATGCCAGGCCGCGCCCGTGGCGGCCTGGCCCTTTCCGTCTGTTTAATTGTCTCCTTTCCTCCTTCTTTGCCAGGCTGCCCGCGCGGCCTGGCCTTTTTATGGCCGTTCGAATCGAACGAGAGGTCTGACATGCAAGGCAAGCCCGCAGTCCTGGCCACATTGAAGGCCGCGCTCCCGGCCGAGGCCGGAATCAACGAGCAGTATCGGCACGACACGGCGCTGCTGTACCGGATGGGCGTCAAGAGGGTGGCGCGCAAACTGCGTAAGTACGCGGGCGACGTCCACGACTGGCGCAAAGAGGTCGACGAACGCTTTTTGATCCTGGGTGGGACCGGGGGCTACGAGATCCCGCCGGTGTCGGATCCGGCGACGCTGACGGCGCTGCTCACGGAAGCCCTCGGTCTGGAGATGGCCATCTGCAAAACGTATGAGCAGAACATCCCGATCTGCTCGGCGTCCCTGGACGACGGGACCAGGAATCTCTACGAGCACTTGGTCAAGTGGCACCAGGAGCACATCGGGTGGTTCGAGATCCAACTCGGCCTCATCGCCGGCATGGGCGAGCCGACGTACATCTCCGCGAAGCTGTAGCGCATGCGACTCATCGCCAACAGACAGCTCGCGGGAGATTACGGCCGGGCCGACGCAGGGCAGACGTTCGAAGCCAGCGCGGAAGTCGCGCGCAGTCTCGTTGAGCGCGGCCTGGCGCGGCCGTGGAAGGAGCCGACCGTGTTGTATGAGACCAAGGTGATCGTGCCCGAGGCTCCCGGGGTGAGCGCGCGGCCACCCTTTCGTGACGAGTCTTTGCCTGACGAGGAATCGGCGCCAGTGGCTCCCGCGGGCGATCCAGTGCTTCCTAGATCAGACGTTCCCAAGCCGCGAACTGCTCATCCTGGCCGATGGGGACGACGTTCGCGATCTCGTTCCTCCGGATGAGCGGATCCGGCTGCTGGTCCTCGAGGGAAAGCCGGAGATCGGCGAGAAGCGAAACTTCGGCTGCTCCCGCGCGCGCGGCGAGGTGGTCGCGCATTGGGACGACGACGACTGGAGCGCGCCGGGACGGTTGCTGGACCAGATTGAGCGGCTCGAGGCGAGCGGGAAGGCCGTCACCGGCTATCACACCATCAAGTTCACCGATGGCAAGCGGTGGTGGTTGTACCCCGGCGTGCCGCACTACGCGACCGGAACGTCACTCTGCTACCGGAAGAGCTGGTGGGCGGCGCACAAGTTTCCGTTCCTGCAGATTGGCGAGGACAATAACTTCGTTTCCGACGCTGGCGTCGAGAAACAACTGGCGTCGGCAGATGGCCGGGAGATGATCGCGGCGAGCCTGCACGCGGGGAACACGAGCCGGCACAGCATGGCCGGGTATCAGTTGCTGAAAGCTGAGGGAGTCTAATGTTTCCACCCTACGGCGGCCTGGGTCCATACGGAGTCTACGGCAATCTCGGTTTGTTCGGAGCGCTGGTCGCGTACGGCTCGCTCAACTACACCGAGACGTCGCCCTCGCAAACCTTCACGGAGCCAATGACGACAGATGAGGTCCGGCGCTATCTGCGTCTGCCGATCTGTTCGCCGGTGGATACGGACGAAGACACTGACCTGCAGGGCTACATCATCGCGGCGCGCGAGCAGGCGGAGATCTTCCAGAACCGCGACCTGGTTCAGAAACAATGGGACATGGCGCTCGATTACTGGCCATCGTACCGGGTCGAGATGCGCGATCCGCTCGTTTCCGTGGACCTGGTGCAGTACAAGGATTCGGACGGCGTGATCTGGCAGATGAGTGAGAACGTCGCCTCGCCGCCGGACAATACGGACGACATCGACATGCAGTATGTGGTGGACACCCAATCGCACCCGGGAAAGATAATTCCACCTTACAACCAGACCTGGCCGACGTTCGCGCCGTGGCCCTCGTCGGCGATCCTTGTGCGATTCACGAGCGGATTTGCGCCTGGGTCCTGGTTCTGGAACGACGCAGGTCAGCGCGTGAAAATGGGCATGAAGATGCTCATCAGCGCCTGGTACAACAACCGGCTGCCGTTCGAGCGCGGCATTGGTCCTTCGAGCGAATATCCTTTTGCGGTGACGTCCTGCCTCTCGCACGGCGCGCTGGTGAGGGCGAGATAATGCCTGACCCCTGGCCGAAACTCAACGCCGGTGAGATGATCCACCGGGTCACGATTCAGAGGATGGTGCCGGCGGTAGGGCGCACCGGAAACACATTCAACTGGACCGACTGGTCCACTGGCGTCTGGGCCAAGATCGTGCCGGTGCGTGGAACCGATGTCGTCAAGGGCGGCCAGGACACGACGCAACTCTATGTGACGATCTCCATCCGGTGGATGCCTGGAATTCTGGCGAGCATGCGGGTGGTTGGCAACGGCAAGACATACGTCATCCAGAGCGTTGAAAACATTCAGGAACGGAATATCGTTCTGGTATTGAACTGCCTGTTGCTGGGGGATCAGAAGGTATAGGCGGCTGACGTTAGGTGCCAGCGCCTTACTCCAGGCTTCGGCCAGGGCGCGGCGCGGGCTGGCGGGTGCTGGCGTAGTCCTTCCGGGGCGCTCCGACGCGTCCTGGGCGAGGTGGGGGGGCTGCATTGGTCCGCCGTAGGCGCTCGGATCGGTGCCCAAGAAGTGGCTCGCGTCATCGCGTCGTCGCTCAGGCTGTGAGGCACCGTAAACGTAGGTTTCCATTGCTCAATAACATGCGTATTCATCTGTCCTCTTTCGTCTGGCCACTGGCTGCGATCCTGTTCTGCGTGTGCATGGGGTTGTGCCTGGAGGCGGAAGCGTGGGGGCAGACGGTGCCTGGGCCGAGTTTACCCTGCACGACGGCGAACGCAATCCAGGATATGCAGAATGGGCTCGCCTGTTGGGGCGGCGTCTATCAAACGCTGAATTTTCCGCCAGCGCAGGTTTACACGCTGTCTGTCAGTTTCCCGCAGCCGACCAGCCCGGCAGTTCTGTACGTCACACTGCCGGGCGCGTGCACGAACGTGGGCTGGGGGCTGCTGACTGCCGTGGACGGGAATGCTACCGTGATTGTTTCGCCGCCCTCAAGTACGTCTAGCGCGCAGGGAACGAAAAGGAAGAAGGCGCGGCACTGACATGCCACTGGAGATCACGACAAACATCCCGTGCCCCATGCGCTGCCGCTACTGCCCGCAGTTGGCGCTTTCGTCTGCTTACCGCGGGCCGCGGCGCATGACGATGGTGACGTTCGAGAGGTGTATGGAGACTGTTCCAGCCGACGTGCGCATCGATTTCGCCGGGTTTTCGGAGCCGTGGGTCAATCCGGACTGCGGAGGCATGCTCAACTTCGCGGCGGCAAAAGGCCACCCGATCTCGATGTACACGACGCTCGTCGGAGTGGGTGCAGAGGACCTGGAGGACCTCGCGGCGGTCGAATACAACGAGTTCGTTCTGCATCTGCCGGACGCCGAGGGCAACTCGCCAATGCCGACGACAAAGCACTACGTCGATCTCGTGCGGCAGGTCCTGGCGGCCAAGATCAGAACGCGCAACCGGTTCTCGATCTCCTGCCACGGAACGATCCACCCGGCGCTGGCCGACCTGGTCGCGGGGTTCCCATTTGACAACCAGATGATCGACCGGGCTGGCCACCTGGACATCGGGCCAAAGACGGAACGGAGCGGCGAGCGTGGGCTGAAGTGCGGCATTTCCGATCTGAACTGCAACGTGCTGCTGCCGGATGGTTCCGTGGTGCTCTGCTGCATGGACTACGGCCTTGAGTATGTGCTCGGCAACCTGCTTGCCCAGGACTACGCCGAGATCAGGGACGGCGCGACACTCCGGCAAATCCGCGAGAAGTTGGCCTCGGGTGAAGGGCCGCTGCTTTGCCATCGCTGCGGCTACTTGGAGGGGAATTGATCTTCGACTGCTTCTTATATTTCAACGAGCGAGAACTCCTCGAACTGCACCTCGCGACGGTCGGCCCGTTTGTCGACCGGTTCGTGATCTGCGAATCGAACACCACGTTTCGCGGTCAGCAGCGAGAGTACGCTTTCCCGGCGCTGGGTGGACTTCCATTTGCAGAGAAGATCCACTATGTGCCGTGTGATATGAGCAGGCATGAGCTTGGTCCGTGGGGCCGCGAGGCCGTCCAGCGTAACGCTGCTGATCCGTACCTGGCAGAGCACGCCGGGCCGGAGGATTGGGTGCTGGTTGGCGACGTCGACGAGATCCCAGCGCCGGCATTCCTACAGAACCCGCGCGAGGGCGCCCTCGAGATGCGGATCACGCAGGGCTGGCTCAACTGGTTCGCGACATATAAGAGCCGCGGAACCGTTGTGTTCCAACGGAAACATATGATTTCGCCGGCGCACACTCGCGACATGCGGACCGGCGTCGATGCGATCCCAGACAGCGGTTGGCACCTGACGTACACCGGCGGCGTGGAGGCGATCCAGCAGAAACTGCGGAGCTTCTCGCACACGGAATACAGCGTGCCGCCGTACACGGACCGGGAATACATCGAAGCGCGCATGAACGCCGGCGTCGGATTCTTCAACGCGCCCGAGCCGCGGACATTCTTCCCGGCACCGATTGAGGAGTTGCCGCCTTATGTGGCGGAACATCGGGAACGGTTCGAGCATTTACTGAGGGAGTGCCGATGAGCTTTTCCGTTCTTGCTATCATCTGTGCTCGCAACGAGATCGACATCCTGCCGTGGGTGGTTCGATACCTGCGCAGCCAGTCCGTGGGCGTCTACCTGATGGACGACTGGAGCACAGACGGCACGTGGGAGGCGAGCTTCGGTTGGGATCTCGTCGGCCGCGAACGATTTCCGGCACTCGCCGCTTCCCGCACTTTCGATCTGGCGGCGCAGATGCGGCGCAAGGAAGAGATCGCCGCGGCGAGTGGGGTCTCCTGGTGCATGCACTACGACGCCGATGAGATTCGGCGTTCGACGCGGCCGGACGAGACACTGTGCGGAGCACTCGAGCGCTTCGAGCGACACGGATATAGCGCCGCCGCTCACGCGCTGATGAACTTTTGCTCGCGCGAGGGTTGGCAGCACGGCATGGATCCGGAAGCATTCTTCACGGAACCTGAACAGAGCGCAACGCAACAGAATCGTTGGGGCGCTCTCCACGTCAAGGCGTGGAAGAACACCGGGCAACGGGTGGACCTGGCTTGCGCGGGCGGCCACGACGTCCAGTTCCCCGGGCGGCGCGTCGCGCCAGAACAACTCTTACTGAAGCACTATCCTTTGCGTGGCCGGACACTGACGGATGCAAAACTCGCGGACCGGCGTGGTCGATGGAACGCGGCGGAACGAGCACGCGGGTGGCATTTTCAGTACGACAAGATGCCAGCAACCGTTGCAGTGCCGGCGCCAGTAGAGCCACCCCGCAACGTCTCCCTCGTCGTGCCATCTAAGTACCAGGATATTTTCGAGCAACTCGCGGCCTCGGTCGCACAGTTCGGCCAGGACATCGCAGAGCGCATCGTCGTGGTGGATGGCGACTGGAACCCGCCAGCGGGATGGAAGCGCGTACAGGGCGTTACACTATTCAACTTCTCAGGGAATTCCAATCTGGGTATCGCAGCGGCGAATCCAGCCAACGACGTCCTGCTGATGAACGACGACGTCGTGCTGTTGCATGCGGACGCGGCCGGCAAGCTTCAGGCCTCTGCCAGAGCCAATCCGCGCGCCGGACTGGTATCACCGCGATTCTACGGTGGCGTCGGGAATCCGATGCAACAGTCTACGGGGCGGGCGTGCGGCCCGCTGGTATCTATCGAGCGTCTGGCATTCGTTGCTGTGTTAATCCCACGGGCCACGATTGATCAGGTCGGAACGCTTGACGAGCGTTTCATCGGGTACGGCGCGGAGGACGACGACTACTGCATCCGGGTGCAGCGGGCCGGCATGCAACTTCTGATCGAGCCGAGCGTGACGATGCGGCACGGCTTTGGCAAGGACGCATATTCGGCTTCGCTGCTGCGAACGACGACGCCCCAGCAGCGCGAGTATTCCATGAGGCTGATGCTGGGGGAGCTGAGACGCAAATGGGCATGACGTTGGTGGCGGTCGGCAGGGACCATGAATCGCTGGCGTGTTTCAGTGGTAATCACTTGGAAGGAGTATCGACATCGGTGCTGCTTTCGAATGTTCACAATGAGCCGCTGTCTGTCATCGGGAACCGGTATCTCGACATGGCGGGAGCACACGTGGTCGGCCTGGTGCACGCGGATACCTGGTTCGGCCCGGGCGCTCTCGAAACGTTCGAGCGCGTTGCGGCGGCCGGCGCCGTCTGCGGGATCGTCGGCCGGGACATCGATGGCGTTTACCGCTGGGCGAACGTGAACCCGGGTCCGGTCTCGACGCTCGACTGCTGCGGGATCTTCCTGCGCGCAGACCTGGGGCTGCGGTTCGACGAGAAGCTATGCACGTCGTTCCACATGCACGCCGAGGATCTCTGCCTGCAGGCTCATAAGGCGGGGATCCCGGTCGTAGTGCCAAGCGCCAAGGCCGGCCACTACGGTATCGGCTCGCGCGGCGCCTGGGCTGAGGAGTATGCGCGTTTTCGGCGCGCGCTCGTGGCAAAGTGGCCCGGGATGAAGTTTCAGACGACTTAGGAGCACGCATGCTCGAAGAAGGACTCTCTCTCTTGCTCGAAGCCGATCCGACCGTCGCCAGCCTGGCAGCCACGAGAGACTATCTTGTGCAGTTGCCGGAGGGGACGGTGACGCCGGCTTGGACTTACATGATCGTGAGCGACCATCCGAAGTACACAATGGACGGGAAGCGGACTCGCGTGGTCAGCCTACAGATCGACTGTTATGCCAACGAGGAGGACTGCGGCGGCGGGGCGCGCGACGCGGCTTTGGGCCTCGGCTACGCCATTGACGCGATTCTCAGTGGATTCCGCGGCGTGCTCACGGATTCGGATTCAACATATATCGACACCTGCTTTCAGACCGACATGGAGACGCCGGCGGAGGATCCGTTGTCGCGTTCCTTCCGCATGATGCTGGAGTACGAGCTGCACGTGCCCGGCTAGACCTTCGATTTCAGTAACGTTCCGCTGTCCGTGCTCAAGCGCGGCCGGCCGTATCAACACCCAACCTTCCCAACACCACACACAGGAGAACACGCAATGTCAGCCAGCCAGGCAACGCAGGGATACGAGTCCACTTTTTCAATCGGGACGGGCGTCTCTTCCCCGTACACCTACACGCCCATGGCCGAACTCAAGACGATCGACTTCGGTGGCATCAAGGTGGCCATCATCGACGTTTCGAATCTCAGTTCGCCCGGGGGCTTTCGCGAGAAGATCACAGGCTTCAAGGACGGCAACACGATCACGGTGTCCGGAAACTTCATCGGCGACGCGACGCAGCTCGCTATCCTCACAGCCATCATGGACGGCGTGGCCGTGCCCTGGAAGATCACGGCTCCGGTCCAGAACGGCACGAAGACCTATACCGTAACCGGCATGGGCATTGTGACGGATCGCAAGATCGGCCCAATGGAGATCGACAAGGCCATCGAGTTCAGTTGCACGGTCGACCTGACCGGGCCGCCGGTCGAGAGCGTCGCGTAGACATCAGATGGGCCTGGCTCAGCGACTGACTCGCGTTCACCGGATCTCCGCGTTCGGGAAACAGTGGGGCGTCGTGTTCACGCACGGCGCCCTGCTAGAAATCGAGGAGATCGCGGGCGTGGACGTCCTAGCAGGCGGGATTCACTTTGCCGCTGGGTTATCTGCGCAAACGCTTCGGGCGATGCTCTATGTGGTTCTGAAGCACGCCGGCGCGCCGATCACAGAAAAGCAGGCTGGCGATCTGTTGCGGTTGGACAAGCTGCGCAAGTTCCGCAGCGTACTGTGGGATGCCTGGCGCGATTCGATGCCCGAGCCGGGGCCGAAGACGGGATCGGAAGATCGGGAGCCGCTCACGTGGATGCGGGTCTGGGCCAGCGCGCGGCAGGGACTGGGAGTCACTGACGCGGAGTGGCTGGCAATGACGCCGCGGATGGTGCAGGCGCTCCACCGCGCGCGCGTGGAGAACCAACAGGGCTGGGAGTGGATGCTCGCGAGCCTGACGGCGGCGACTGTCAACTTTTCGATGTGTCACCCGAAAGAGCGGGCCACTGCGATGCAGTTCATGGTGCACCCGTGGGAGGATCAAAAGGAAGATCGGGAAGCGCCGCCGATCACGGGCGAGTATCTGATGGCTGGGTTCGCGCAGATGCGCGGGAACTGGAAAAAGTGAGATGGACAAAACAGAGCAGAAGCAGTCGAGTGTAATTCTTACCGGAGCTGGCCATGGGTTCCAGTCTAAAATCACAGTAAACGGGAACGATCTTTCGAGTCTCTGCCGGGCGGTTACCGTCAGGCTTGAAGCAGGGAAGATCGCCGTTGTAACACTTGAACTTATCCCCTCGGAGTTCATCTGTCGCACCGATGCCTACGTGGCGTTGATGTGCGACCACACACTGGAATGCGAGGCGAATAAGATGCAAGCCCCGTCCCCCCAATTCCAGCGCGGCACGGAGGACAACGAACGGTGGCAGAAGGGGCAAGATGATCAAGCAAAAACTAACGATTGACGGGGTCGAGTACGAACTGAGCTATGACTTCAACCGCATCTGTGATTGCGAGGCGCAGGCTGGCTGCAACCTGATCGATGCGCTTTCCGACTTCGTCGGACAATTCGTGGAGGGCTCCAACCGCAAGCCTTCGGCCCAGCAGTTCCGGGGACTCCTACTTGGCGCCCTGCAGCGCGACGGCAAGTGGCTCACGCTCGCGGAAGTCGGAGCGCTGATGCGCATCGACACACTGGCTCATTTGCGCGGCAAGCTGCTCGCGGCCTATAACGCGTCCATGCCTGATGAGCCGGAAGCGCCAGCAGCGGCGCCGCCCGAACCGCCGAAGGAATAGGAATGGCCAAATTCGGGATTGAAATCACAGGTGTCGATGAGGTGGTCGCATCCTTGGATCGCCTCCCCAAAGTGCTGGCGGTGAAGGCGTACCAGCCTGCGTTTGAGGCTGCAGATGCCATACTGACCCCAACAATAAGCGCAGCGACGCCAGTGCAGGGATTGGAAGAGTTCGAGCAGCGATTCGCGGGAGAGATGGAGCGACTGGGCCGCGAGGGGTATGGCTCAGATGCCTGGCGTGCACGCCAACCAGGAGGATACTTAAAGAGCCCCGGTGCGTTGCGCGCCGCCGTGAAAAGCAAGATCGAGAACGACACGGGCGGACGCGGCGGCCAGGTTACAGTGGATTGGGGAGACTACTCATGGATCGCCCGCCTAGTCGAAAAAGGCCATCGCAACGTGCGCGGGGGTTATTACCACATCAACCCCAAAACGGGTCACGTGAGCGGCAAAGGCCATATAATTGGGCAGGTTCCGCCGCATCCCTTCGCGCGTAAAGCGATAGCCGCGTGTTCCGAAGAAGTAGTGGGCGCGTTTTTCACCGGTCTTAAATCCGGGATCGAAAAAATAGGAGATTTCTGATGCCCACCTCGACCGCTGCGGCCATCAACATCAAGCTTCATGCAGCCACGGGCGAGCTCTATGCGGAT